CCCTTGAAAATTTTTAAGATACTCGGGCAAATTTTTAATTTGCTCGAAAAGAATATTATTATCTATGTGTATAGTATGTTTAATAATATTCTTATTATCATTTACATTTACATTAGGTTTTGGTTTGGTTTCGTTTTGGTTTTGGTTTGGTTCTTGTTCGGTTTTGTTTTTTGTAGGTCTTCCCCCTTTTTTTCCGTTGTTATATCGTTTATTATTCGCTTCTATTTGAGGTATTACAAGTTTCAAAATAGCCCCTGCTATCGGCTTTGGATTTTCAGTTGTTTCTCCGTATAAGCCATACTCAATTATGGCTGTAAGCACTTCTCCCTGAATATCCCTCGGCAAATCCCTGATACTCTCAAAAAAACTGCGATAAAAAACAAAACTCTCTCGTTCCATTTTTTATTGGTTTTAATGTTTTAAAGAACTTCTACTCTAAATCTTTAATGTTACACGGAAAGCGTTTTCCGTTTTCTGTTTCATAAATCACAGCGTTTCCACTTATGCTGATGATTTTTACCTTCGTTCCCTTTTTGCTGTAAACTACCTTTTTAAAGACTACATCTTTGTTTAGGGTGGCGTATTGTCCTGCTTCCATTAGTCTTTAACAAAGGTTCCATTAACCATTTCTCCCTTTCTTTTGCTTATAACCTTGTAAGCAGAGTGCAAACACTCCCAAATTTTAAGGTTAAATCTGTTGGCGATTTGGTTTAATAGAAACAACATCATCTGAACAGTGTAATACTTTTCTATTGAGTCGTTTGTGAATTTCTCCAACTGCATAAGTTTATTGCAGTTATCTAAAAGGAAATAAGGGTCTTGCGCTGTTCCTTTTGAGTCCGAAAGTTCTTCGCTGCCGTTAGGAAAAAGCGTGATGCTCTTCATTTTGGCGTAGATAACCAAAGTCACTACTACATCGCCTATTGCATCTATTATCTCCTCCAAATTATCATCTTCTATCGCTGCGTGTAATTCTGTGATTTCTTCCAGTGTTTTTAAAAGCTGTTTCATTGGCGTTCCAAACTCCATTATTCCTTTCTTCTCTGCCCAATTTTCTACAAGTGTTTGTATGTCTTCAAATTTTACTTTCATGTTTTCAAATTAAAATGGTAAATCTTCATTTCCTTCATCATTAAAATCTTCTGGTGTTGCTTCTGTTACACTCGGAGTAGATTTCTTCATATTCCCTACATAGACCACTTTCTTTTTCTCTTCTTTAAATTCATCTTTCAAAGGGAGAGAGATTGATGCGATGTTGCCGTATTGGTCTTCTGTGTCGTTTATCCAAACATTCACATTTACCAGTCTTTTGCCGTTTTCTGTTTTAAAAGTTTTTACCTGTCCTGTTTTTAAAGCTTCTACTAATTTGTCGTAGTCTATGCTTCCAAAAAATGATTGTGCCATGTTATATTATTTATTGTGTTAATCTTAATTGCTCTTTTTCATAGCTTAATAAACTCCTCAAAGCATCCACCTGATGAGTGCAGGCTTTATTTATTCGCTCTGCCCAGTCTACCAAGAAATTCTCCTCTTGGGCTATACTATCCACCAGTGCATTTTGTGCTTTGGCGCTTAAAAAATTCTGTTTCGCTATTTCCAAAATCGTTTTAGAAATCTCGGATGCTTTTTTCTCTCTCAATTTCTGTTTTGCTTCCGCCAGCATCCTGCCACTTCGTGCCATATAGACATTGAGTGTTTTTATCCGCTCTATCAGTTCCTCTGGATTTTCCGAAACATCTATTTCTAAAAACTCCTGTATCTTTTCTAATTCCTTTTTCATTTCAATAAAAACTTCTGCTCTTGTGCAACTCTAAAATCTCGCTCGTTGCTTTTTTGTTATTGTTTATAAATTCTCTTGCTTGCTGCCAACTTAAGTGAGTTTCTATGCTTCCGATGGCGTGACAATACTTACCCTCTTCTTGCGCTTTCTTTATAGCATTTAGTGCCTTGTCTTCATCATAATTATGCTCTACAGCATACAATTCATATCCTTTGGCTGAAATACCCTCTAAATGAGCCGTGTCGGTAGCGTGGAATATTTTATAATCATCAATAAATATCCTATATCCGCAGTTTGGCACATCGTGATAGAGTTTGAAAGGCGAGACCTTGAATTTTCCGTAATTGTAGATTTTGCCAATTTTTAAAACATCAATGTTTCTAATGTTTGGTAGTTCCTCTATCATCCACTCACAACAAGCCACTCTAATGCTTGGGCGCTGGTCTTGTAGTTTTTGAAGTGTTTTCAAGTTGATATGGTCGCTATGTTTGTGCGTAAGCAAAACCAGTTGCAAATCCTCTGTTATTCCTTGTAAAGCCTTGAAAGAAACACCGCAATCCACCATTATGTTTTTGTTGTAAACTACGGCGTTCCCCTCACTGCTTGAGCTTATTATTTTTGCCACTCCCATTTGTTCTCCGTTAGGTTATAAACCCCTCTTGGGAAATACCTTAAACTTTCCTCTGTGAAATCTGTATATTCAAACCCCCACTTATCTTGAAAATGTTCAACCATAATTTCTCTTGGGTTTTCTGCTGTTATTTTTACAATACAATCTTTATCAAGGGTGTGTCCATTGAAAGAATGTGTGTGGGTTTGTCCAAATGAAAAATATCTTGTTTTCATAGTCTAAACATTATCAAAATCTATTTCTGCTGGCGCTTCCTCTTGTTTTGTTGGTTCTTCTTGCTGGACAACTTCGGTATCTACCACTTTTCTTGACACTACTTCTGCTTCAATATCTATCACTCCTTGTTCTTCCGAAGTATACATTGCTCCTAATTGCGCTGGAAACGCCTCTCTTAATGCTTGAACTTTGGCTACTTTAGTAATCATTGTGGCTCTTTTTTCATTCCAAGAAGATTGTTTTTTGTCATATTCTGACAATGGAACTTTTGCCACTATAGGGAATTTTCTGTCTGTTCTGTAAACTTCTGCCCATGCACCTAAAATTTCATCATCTTTCAGGTAGAATGCCCCCTCTACTTCTGTTATCTTCCCCTCTCTCAATAGGATAAGCCCTGCTCTGATGCCCTCGTATTTTTCGTTAGCTTCGGCTCTTTTCATTAATGCTTCTTTACTCACAATCATCTGCGCGGGTTGAGACCCAAACTTTATCAAATACGCTTCGTTTAGGAATGGATTTAGTTGGTTAAACTTACAAATGCTCATAAACTGCATTAAATCTTGGTCAGAAACCTGCCCATTCCCTTTAGTCAAATAATCTCTGATGATTTTATAAGTTAGTGTAATTTCTTGCCCTGCTACACTATAAGTTACTTTGGGGCTTTTTTCTTCTTGCTTTTTGATTGGTGTTACTTCTTTTGTTTCCATTTTTATAAAATTTCTATGTTGTTTTCTATGATGAATTGTTTTAGTGCTTTAAGCTGCTCTATTGTTCCTCTTACTCTGAATTGAGTTTCTACCAGTTTCGGTGTTTCTTCTACCATTGGCGCTTGTAGTATTTCTTTTGGCGCTTCTGTAACCGGTGTTTCTACACGATTGGCAAGGGCTTCTTTTTCTGCTTCTATTCTTTTCAACTCCTCCTCTTTGGCTTTCTTTCGCTCTTGGGTTATTCTCAAAGCGTTCGCCATATCAAGGCTTTTCTTGTAGTCGTGTAAAACTTCGGCTTTAAACTCATCAGACTCTGGAATGGATTTTAATAGGTCTAAATCTTTTTTTACCCCCTCTACAAATGCCGTAATGGTTTCTTTTAGCGACTTTTCAGAAGCCGAAAGGGTAACATTTAGTTTTACTTGCTCAAAGGTTAAAAAGTCTATTTGGAGGCTTTGACACAATTCTGTGAAGTAAGATTTCAGTCTTTCCGCCTTGTCTTCTTTTAGTTTGTTTTCAAAGTCTGAGATTTTGTTTTTGAGGGTATTATCTGCGTTGTTGTAGTGAGTCGCGATAAACTCTTTATACTTTTCCTCAAACTCTTGATAAGGCTTCGTAACAGCATTTTTGATAAATTTTCTTTGCTCTTCAAAGGCAGCAAATTCTTTATTTAAATCTGTTCTGATACCTTTAACCGCCTTTATTGTGTCTTCTGTTACAAGTTGGTTTTCTAAATTCAAATCTGAAATTCTCTTTTGAACTTCAACACCTACACTCTTGATTTTTTCGTAAATAATTACAGGCTCTTGCTGTAATGTGATTAAATTATTTTCCATTTTAATTGATTTTTAAGTTAAAAACAGCCCAGCGTTGCTGTTGTTTTTCCAGTTTTCGGACAACTGGGCTGTGTTACCCTGCATTTGTTTGTTTTCTTGGTAGATTACTTGCAACAGGGAGTTTTTAAAATGCTGTCTGTTACCAGATTTCTAACATTTTTTTATTGTGTTAAATTCAGACAGCACTTGTTTTTATCTTGTTGTGAATCGTTCTTTTACTTTTTTAAATTCTTCTGCTGTTGGCTTAAATTCTTCGCCCTTATATTCTTTGTATATTTTATTTAAGAATTTCAAGAATTCGGTCAGCTCTTTGTAATTCGTTTTCATAAGTGTTATTATCGTAGAGGTTTCTATGGTAGGCTAAATCATACTTTCTGTTATTCATTACCCATTTTTTCCAAAGTCTTAATTTGTGTATTCTGTGTATCGCGTTCATCTTATTATCTTTTAAAAACCACCGCCCTGTTTAAATTAATTTATGAATGAGCATTACAATGAAAAAAGTTGTGGGCGGTGGAAAAATCAAACTATCTATTAATGAAAACTGTATTCTAATTCTTCTTCTTTTTTGCTTTCTATGAAGTCCTCAATAAACTTTGAATAAGTCCCAAGTGGTGAGATTTCTTCGCCATCTCTTGTCAAAACCCACTTGCATTTGTTTCTGCTTACTTTTTCTTCTACGCACCATTGTCTGTCTAAACCATCGAAGAATAACTGAAACCTTTCAAATTCGTTGTTATCGTAGTTTTCAAACCCTTGGATTTCTATCA